TATTGTAATGAACCAAACTATTTTTCGTTTTTTAATTTAAATATATGCATTTAATCGCTACAATGCAATGCCGTGTACCACATTATTTTTCGTTTTCGGTTTTTTATTGGTAATATTAATTTCAGATTTTGTGTTTAAAGCCAGCTTTGGCTATTTTCATATTTATTTTGACACGTTTATATAAAATTTTTGACACTCTGACATTTTACGAGTTTTTTGGTTCTTTTTTATCAGGTATATTATCATTTAAAAATAACTCCGGTAATTCAACTATTGTGCCAGGAATTATGTTCTCAACTGTCTGAAATGTAACACGGCAATCCTTGCATATCACATACCTGTGATTGAATGTTTGGTAATCTTGCTTTCTTGATGCCAGCACTGCAAGATTTGTTGATTTACATTTCGGACATTTCATTTTTTCAACCTCTTATTTAAATTGTTGGACAAATTATATAGCATTGCTGCTTTCTCGATTACTTCCTTTTCTACAGTCCGTTTTAACGCAATATCAAGCATCATGAGCATATCATCGCTGACAAAGAGTATCTCAGGACTATTAGTCAAACTCGGCACGCTCTGAAACTCTTTATTATCGTCCCTCAATGTCTTTCCCCATATTTTACATTGCACCGCAAATCGTTTTAATTGCGTTATATTTTTGCAATCCCTGCTTTTTGCATTATCAATCACCACATCGCATATTCGTATAAATATTTCATCCTTGAATATCTCCTCCATTTTCATCTCAAACTTTTTATAATATTTCACTTTCTCTATATTGAATTTCGAGAAGTGTTTATTGCCGTGTTTTATCTTACTCACAGCAGCTTTTGAAATCCCTAAGATTCTTGCAATATCAGCATCTTTCATTATTTATCAGCGTATTGAATTTGTATTTGTGTTGTCTCTTTATTTACCTGCCATATTGAAACTGTTTTCCCCGATGTTTTTGATTTACCATATCCGGAAAAGACGATTATCCCTTTTCTACGCAACTCCAAAACGCGCGGCGTCACCTGATGCGGAAATACATTTAGTATATCCGCTATTTGTTCATTGCACATTGCTCCATGTTGCATCAGTGCGTTAAATACTTCTTTTTGTCTTTCCTTGAAACTTTTGTCCCGTGCTCGTTCGCTTTGAATTCCTTCCCTATATTTCATATCTTTTATTAATTATTTTTTTATAAAAAAGGCGGAGGAAAAAGGAGTAACCTCCGCCCGTTATTGCATTAGTCCCTGCGATATATCTCGTAATAAAAGTTCTCTGTCTGAGACACCGTCATCCCTATTTCCGCCAATTCTTTTTCTTTCATCTTAGCGTCCATTATTGCCTGTTTATTTATCTCAGTCTTTGTCCTTAGATACTGTGCATATTTTTTTGATTTAGAAAGTAAAGTTTTAATGGATTCCCAGGTAAATCCCTTAAGATTTTTCAAAGAGGGTGTACTAAGTCTGAATGATACTTCCCCGTATTTAAGTTTTTTAGTCTTTGATTCATTGAATTCCTCATCCCTGACCGACTGACAGAATAGTTCAATGTTTCTTTCAAGTTGCAGTTTTTCTTCCGCTACAGGATCCAGCGATTTGTGATATGTCTCCTGTATCGCATTTATTTTGCTATTCATTTCATCGGATATTTTTGCCTCCGCTGCTCTAAGTTCGCTCAGCCGGTTAAGTGCATTGTCCACCTCATCCCAGCTTGTTAATGTTGTTTTTTGTTCTGTTGATTTTACTTTTGCCATAGTTTTATTTTTATAAAGTTATTAAATGTTTGTTTCCTTTTTTTATCGTTTCATAAACCTTTTTCCAGTTTTTGCATAATTCGTTTGTTCCATCTTGATTAACCAAATTTTGATATTCAATCGCTTTTTCATACATAGTCATATATCTGTGAAATCTTAGGTATATTCTCTCACCACTGTCTAAAATAATTGCAAGGTCAAAGGTGTTATCTATGAAGTTCCATTCTTTAATTGCATTTATTGCAATTATATGATTAAGATTCTTCTCGATGATTGCTTTACTGTATATATTTATCATTGGTAATGAAATATTTTCTTGCACATTATTATACCTGCATTTCATATACCAATAATATTCATATTCATTATCTCGTTCCTCTTCATTTTCATACCACATTGATGTATGGTCTCTTCCGTTTTCCATATCAAAAATAATTGAGTATTTTTCCCCGTCGTATTTCCGTATCTCTTTCAGTTTCGGCAGAATACTCCTGAAATAGTTGAGCCTGAATACCGGATTATTTATAACTTTTGTTTCAAATTTTGTTTCCATTTCTTTAACCTCCTATAGTTAATTTAAATTTTTTAAGTATCATTTCTAAGTAGTTCGAGTATATTGAACGCCTGATTTTTTCTTTATATGCTTTGACTTCCTCTTGCGTCGCCATTCTACATTTACTTAATGCATAATGTTTTTGAATAGGCTTTCCACGTGCAAGGAAAAGTGTATTGCTGAATTCCACACTTGCGATAAAGCCCGGTGTTGGAGTTCTTCTTTTAAATATGAATGTCTCTTCTCCATTAGTCCCGCTGAACACCATCACATCGCCTTTTTGCTAATATGTTCCTCCTTTCTATCTGCTCAAGCACCTGAATCAGATGTGATTTTTCTGCAAGGCTCATTGCTGCAAATAGCCGCGTTGTAACATAATTTTTTTTCACTTCATCGGAAAGTCTTTCAGTCAATCCGTTTGTATGCTTCATTGCAAACTTAAATATTGTTTTTCTGCCCCATCTAAATTGATATTTCGCAATGCGTATTATAAGTGCAATTTGCTTGTCTTTCCGGTTAATTATCTCCCGTGCTTCTTTCACTGCTTCGCTCATGCCCCGCATCTCCTTTCTGCGCTCTCTTTCGCTCTGATCCAGATGTCGAGCCATTCCTCGTATGTCTCATTCCTTTTTACTACACTGTTAAAGCCTATCATTGCTTTTCTTCCATTGTAATATTGCACCTCTATATAATGCTTTATTCCAATGCTGCTACATTTTAAATCTGTTATGCGGTTTAAATTGCTTGTGAATGCTTGAACTCCATATTCACTCGGAGTATACATATTTATTATTTCCATTTTATTGTCCCTCCTGTATCATTTTAATTACGCTCATATCCACCTTTATCCCTAGTGACTTCGCAAGTTGCAAGCCTCCTTGATATATCGCCGCATATTGCTTCATCAGTTTCTTATTGTTTCTTATTTGCTTTTTTAGTTCATAATATGCTTTCATTGTCGGATGCTGTTTCATCTGCATTTCCACTCGTTTTTTCTTGGTTTCCAACTGTCCGTTTTCAAAAGCCAAATCAATGAACTTCTGTTTCATTTCGGCAAGTGCTTTCTTTGCCTTAGCCGGTGTCATTTTCCCGGTTACCTGTTGTAGCACGTCCTCAACTGTCGTATTCGAGAGTTCAGGCATTGTAATTACTTCTTTAGTCTCTTTTTCCATTTTGTTTTAATTGTTTGATTGTTTGTAAAAAGTTTTCTGAAAAATTCTTAAATTTATATTCCACTGTTTTTGTTCTGCCTTCTATTCTTATCCCGTCGCAGGTTATATCTGTTTTATGTCCCTGCGATTCTTTCTGTATAGTTTTTATAAGCGTTTCTTCGCTTACTATATATTCTCTCACATGCTCAGTCATGCACCAGCTCCTCCAGTCCGTCAAATGTCATTTCCTCAATATTATCAATATTCACCGGCTGTTTCACTTGTTGTATTGCTGTCTTTATCTTTTCCACTGGTAATGAATATTTTATTATTTCTGCAATTGCTTTCTCTTCTTGCTTCTTTATGTCCACCAGCTCACCATCTCCGCTTATAGCCATGTTTACTATTTCTCCCGTTCCTTCCCTATATGCTCGCGCAAGCTCCAGTATCGCTTTCTTCACTCTCTTGTTGTGCTTTGCTACTGCTTTTGCTTTCTCGTCAGCATTTAGCGACCTTATTGCCGTTAGTGTGCATACATATCCGCCTTTTTCTATTATTCGTCCTGTCAATCTGTCCATTATATCCTGCACTGCATATAAGTCTATCGTATTAAGGTCGTCCGGATTGTATGCTATTTGATATTTATATGCATTGTCATATATCACAAGCGACATCATCTCCTGTTCTTCTAAGTATAGTTCACCTTTGAATTTCATATAGTATCCGTCAAATCCTTTGATATAGTCATCTTTCATATATGCATATCTCATCATCTGTTCCCTGACTTCAATCTTTTTATGCTGTTGACTGTAATGTTCAAATAGTCTCCTTATGCTCACTCTGCCTGTATTGTCGCATATATCTCTTATCCCGGGTATATTCCTTTTCCTCGGTCTGTCCATATAATATGTATTAATGTATTTGTCATATCTGCTTTTTGCTTCGCTTAGCAGTTCTGTAGTTTCCTCTGGACTTAGTTCCAAACCTCTGTGTCTACCTTCCACCGCATGATTGCTGCCCGTAAAGTTTTCGCAGTATACATCCACTTCCTCCTTAAAAAATCTAAATATCCGTTCATTATTTGCTTTCTTTGTCGGACTGTATGCCGCCTGTGGCTCAAGTACTATGCCAAGTTTTGTAAAAAAATCTTTCACCCACCTGTCCGCTCCCAGCCCCTGGTCGCATATCACCTTCCCCGTAGGCGCTCCCCATTTCTTCAGCACCTTCATCATCATTCTTATTATATCGCTATCATTAAATGGCTCTGCTTTTATTTCATATCCTAATATCATCATCGTCTTCATCTCTATGCACACCCAACTATATATTTTTTTCAATTGCTTCTCACCTGTTTCCTTATTTATCTCTATCGTTCCAGCCACATCAAATTTATGGTCATCTAAACTGAATACTTCCATAAAGTCTATATCATCTGTAAAAGCTCCCTGAACGTATGCATTCTTTTTCTTATTCAAGTTTAAGTGATTCACATATTCATGTACATTAGCCAGTCCGCTCTGCTTAATTACCTGCCTCACCTGTCTGCGTAGAGTATAATAGTTTATCGCCGCTACCTCCCAATATCCTTCTCTTTGCTTCGCCTCATATATCGCTCTGTCTATCGCATTGTTTAGTCTATGTAGCGGGTCCTGCATCCAAAATTGGTCTATCAATTCCAGCGACTTTATAAATGTTGCATCATTATTCAATATCCTGTTACGCACACTGAATTTATCTGCACGCATTTTTCTTTCTGTCTTTCCGGATTTAATCTTCATCTGTAAGCTGCGCCGGTCATACCCTTTTATTTTCTGCCCGGTCAATTTCTCTATTCTTTTCATATCCTCTAATATCTCATCTATTATCTCTCTTGTCTCTTTGCAGGCTCCGCCATGTTGTTTATATATCACGCTTGCCCGTAGTATATCGCTGTTCCATTCTCCTTTTTTTCCGGTTATTATTTGCTTTACTGTTTCTTCATCCGGCACCTGATTCACCACGTATCTCTCCGTTCCTATCTTCACACTCTTAATATCTTTTTCTTTCATTTGCCTGTAAACTGTACGCTCACATATTCCCTGCACCGCTGCGTAGTTTGATATTGATATAAGTTTGTTCATTTTTTTACTATTTTGTATAAATTATTATAAAATTATGATTAGTTACAATTATTGCGATTTTGCAAGGAAGATGTATGACGAAATCTATTCTTCCATATCACACGATGAATGGACGTTACTGCTGAACACGTCCAAAGGCAAATCATTTTCAGACCTACAGACAGATAATAAAATATCGTATAAAGATGTTTATGATTTTTTAAGAGCCACACCGAAACAGAGGGAAACTCGAAAAAGTTGGAAATCTTCCACTGCCAAACTGGCTGTTTTGAAATTCTTATCGCTTCGCTTTCTAAAAAGCGCATATCTTCTTCTGTCCACGGCAGGCCGCCTTCCCGAACATGGAGGCTATCGACAAGTTGTGACAGATTGGGCAATGACAGGGGATTATATCCGCCGAAAGGATTTTCAGCAATATTCCGTAATCGACGATGCTGAATATAATCCTGATAAAAGTGTAAAAGTTGTTTCAAAATTCTGATTTTCATTTTTTTTCTCCTTTATTGATTTAAATATTTTTGAAGTCTTGATTGAAGTTTCGACGGGCATTTTCGTTTACCGGTTAAAATTAAAGATACATAAGACCTACTTATTCCCAGTGATTTCGCTATCGTTTCATGAGTATATTTCTTCGCTTTTATCTTATAAATTTTCTGAATTTCCTGTATCCCATTTTTATTTGTATTTGACATTTAATTTATTCTGTTTATTTTGTAACATATTTTCTACAAATATAAAAACGAAATATCGTTTTGTCAATACCGAAATAACAACCTATGTAAAACGAAAATGAAAGACAAAAATTTAGATAAAGAGGTTTCAGGTCGGATTTTAAAATTATTTGAAAAGTATAATCTTGACCGTAGTGCTATTGCTGATGCAATTGATATTAAAATATCATCTTTTAATGATGTATTATCTGGTAAATCCCCATGGCGTTTATCATTTTTATCAAAGTTATGTTTATATTTAGGGGTTTCGATTGATGAAGTTGTTTTTGGGGATAAAAATTATGTTGAAAAACAAAGTGAAATTATGGATATTGAATTCAGAAAGAAAATTTTTAAATATTTAAAAGATAATAAGAGATATGAAGCATTTGGACGTTTAGCTGCAAATGGCTTTTTTGATAAAATAAAAAATTAATTAAATCATGAAAAACTTAATATTTTCTTTATTCCTTTTATCTTCATTAATACTTATATACTGCGATAATTCAAACCCGGTTAACGGAGGAAGTTCATATCAATATTCTATTTGGTACATGGATTCCCTCGGTAATTCACTTGGAGGTGATTCAAATAATTTCTGCATCAAAGGAAATGTCGGCTGTCCTATCATTAGACCTGTGTATCCAAATCCTGTCAATAAAGATTTCTATATAAATTATTTAATTTCTGCAGATATTTCTTGCCCTGATACAATTTCATTATTTTTTACTGAAGGCAATGATACAAACTGGATTTTCAAAAATAAACCACATACAACCGGTTCATTTATAATTAAGTTAAACAAGGATTCACTTGGTTATTCAAATGAAATAATTTCTCTGCATTTAAAGAGGAATAACATTCACTGCATTTGTATGGCAAATATTAGTCTCTATGATAAATGTTTTAATTCTGGCAACATTCGATTTAACTAACGTCCCCTGAGTTCCACCCAGATTTTTCCTTCGTCTTTATCTTCATCGGAAGTCATTTGCTGCGTATTCCATACGGAATAGTCCGCCGCATCGCTCAAATGCGTTAGTTCCGCTTTGCTCTTATCTATGAAAAAGCCGTCCGCTCCCATTTTCCAGCTCGTTAGTTCCCTGTCTCTTATCGTTGTCTTGCATTCATAATTTATTACAAGTGTCTTATTTTCAAACTGCATATTCACGTAGTTCACTCTGTCTCTCACCGCCGGATTGCTGTCAGGCACATACATTGTTACCTGTATATCTTCATTCTCAAATTCTCTTAATATTATTTCATAGTCGGATTTGTTCGATTTTGTGCTGTGTGCCTTTCCTGCCGCATCTCCCGTTATTATTATGCTTCTCCCGAATTTCGTATATCCGTTTTTCTTTATCAGTTTTTCTTCCCTCATAGATTGTATTATCATCATGCATATTTCCTTCGTATTGCTTCGGCTTCTTATCCTGTATTCGCGCATTTGATATTTCATTCTGCCATGAATAAAGTATAGTGCGGCGCTCATTTGATTTACGTTAAAGTCAAATCCTATCACCATTTCTGTATCCGCTTTATCATCAAAATATTTCAGGTCAATATGCTTCACGTTTTCTGCTCTGTCAAAGCTGCTGTATACTTTTCCCTGACTTAAATTCCTGTACTTCCCGTCTATGAATGTTTGAACTTTTTCAGGCGAGAGATTCCTCTCCATATCCTGAATGTATCCTGGTGCTAAGTATTCCGCCACTTCCCTTGTACTCACTGTCGTAATAAATCTTTCATCATTGTCTTCAAATTCCTTGTCCACAATGTCAAATCCCCAGCTCATGTGTTCCGGCTCCGGTGTCCCCGTATATTGTAGCATTCTTAGTTTCGCTCTGCTTTCTGCTAATCTTGATAGCACCACTTCTGATATTTCCTCTTTTTGTATAAATGGCTCGTCTATATGTCCGAATGCAAGTTTCGGACCTTTCAGGCTCTCAGGTCTGTCGCCTGATGCAAGTATTAGATGTCCCCAGTCCGCTGATGTCGTTCCAAATTTAAATACCACTTTAAATTTCGTTCTCATTTTTTTTACTTCATAGTATATCCCGTTCTTATTGCATAGCTCCTGTATCAGCGGTATTATCGTTATTTCGTTTCCGTCCATCGTTTGATGTACTAATATTCCGGGCTGAGGTCTGTTTATATATGCCAGCCATATATCCAATGCAATTCCCGTAAATGTCTTTCCGCTTTTATAGCCGCCCAAATACCATTTAACGAGTTGTCTTGCATTTATATATTTTAACTGCTTTTCTTTCCACGTAATCTCCGGCAATAATATTTTTATCTGGTCAGAATATTTTTTGCGGATGTCAAAGTCGCCTTTTAAACTTTGTATCTTTCTCCGCTTCTCCTCTATTATTGCCTGCTCATATAAACTTATATTCTTCTTCATTTCTCTTCCGAATATTTTTTAATCAGCGAAATCACTTCCGTAAATGTTATATCCGGTTTCAATTCTTTGCATATATTTTCTACAACTTTTATGTTCGTATCCATATCCACTTTCTCTAACATCTTATCATACATCTGCGTAATCAATACAATCGTTTTAGTGTCCACTCTCTCAGCACTTGCCAGCCTCACCTGTTGCTCTATTAAATGCAGTATTTTCCTTTTCAGCAGTTCATCCCTGTCAGCTTTGTATTTCGCTTTTCCTTGCCTGTTATATGCATTTGCAAGTATCAGGCATATATCCTCTAAATCGCATTTCGGAATTATATATTTTTTCCCGTCAATTTTCATGCTTACGCCTCTGTCCGGTGCAATCAGATCCAGTTCAAATAGTGTCCTGAATACCTCCTTTGCCTTATCTCCAAAGTTGCTTTCTTCTATCTTTTCCGCCTCTTCTTCTTTTTCCACTTTCTTTCGTATCTTCATCATTTTTCGGTTTGAAATTTTCTCTCCCGTTTTCTCCTCTGCAATTTTTTTCACATCGGCAACCGGCAGGTTATTTTCTATCAGTTCCTTTACAACTTTTTTTTCTTTGCTCCTTATAGGCTTTCTGTCCTTTCCTGAATCTGACCGGCTTTTCCTTTTACCAGGCACTTTTGCAACGAGCCAGTTTTCCACACTTCTCTCAGTCACTTTATAGTGTGCCGCTATTCTTTTTTTCTCTATCCTATATTCCGTCTTATCTACTTTTCCTCTTAGCTTCCTTAGTTTCATTACCAATTTGTTTTTTTCTCTGTCAAATATCATAGTTTAATTTGGCTTTTAATTGCATTTAAAATTCTTTGATAATCCTGCTCCGGTATTGTCATAAAAGGACGTGCCGGAATTTTAATCTGATACGGCTTACTCGTTACTTCTTTTGAAATTCTTTTATGCCGGCTTGATGCAAATACACTTACAGTGTTTCCGTATTTATTTTTTTTCTCCCGGAATTTTATGTTTCGCCCCGGCATATTTATCGCACCACCAAAATTTTGTATCGCCGCATATTCCCGTGCCAGCGGATTCACCCGCACTACAACCTTATCGCCTTCCTGCGTTGCAATTACATTTTTCATTGCACCTGATATAACTAAAATATTCGTTCCTCTTTGTCTTTTACTTATTCTTTTTCTCGGTGTCCATTTCGGTCTGCCGCCCTCATCAAAGTTTTTCCTTATGCTTCGCTCCGCCTCTATAGCAAGCACTTTAAGCGCATCGGATTTAACCTGCTGCACTATCTTTTTGATATTCTCTGATATTTTATTCGTATCGCTCATTTATAGTTGTGCCAATTTTTTCAATTTGCTCACCTCTGCTTCAGGCATTCCCTTCAGTTTCATTTTCAGCCACCGCCCCCACACGCTTCCATCCATTCCGCTGTTATGCTTAAAGTCCTCATGAACGCAGTCCGTATATTCTTTTCTCTTATCAGATGTTGTCTTTTCTAAATCTTTCATTTTATCGCTGTCCAATGTCAGCGGCTCCACGTAACATCTGCACCGCCACCCGTTAGGTGGGTATATTGTTTGCCATACACTATCATCTTTACTAAATACTTTTCCGTCCAGCGCTGCATGTTCAGGTCTTACTCGTCCGTCCCTTTGTGTCCTATACATTAGCGCCGGATATACTTTCGATATTGTCGGGTCTGTAAGTCTCACCCACCGCGCCGCATTCACGCTACCTGTTATTGCAGTGTCTATATTTGTCTGTATCCAACCGCTCGGTGGCTGCTCTCCAAGTCCAATACCGTAATCCATCATCAGTCGTCGGGCTCCAATTTCATAATCCGTCGCATCTATTAGCCCTTTCATTCGTGCTGCTGCGAGTTCTTTTAGCTTCTCCTCCAGCTCATAACTTCCTACACCTGCAACAAGGAATGCCTCCATATTAAATCTATCCATCATTAATTTGTCTGCTTCTGTCCAATTTATATTTATACCATTTGCATATTTTAGTGCACGCTTTGGATTTCGCAAACTCTTCAGTCCTGCCTCGTATCCTTTCTTCAGCGCCTCCGTCAAAATATTATATACAATATTTATATGCCCTATATCCATCAGATATATCTTCTAAAATATAATATTAGATGTATCTTATTTAGTCCCGGGAAAAATGTATGTACATTTACTATAGTAATATTGATATAGTTTCGCCTATTATTATCAAAGTCATATGATGTATATATTTTTTTATAATAGTTGCTATCTGTTTTTGTATTGAAAAATGAATGCAATTCTAACATAGTATTCCAATTTGTTGTATCGTATAAGCATTGCTGTACCATTACATTCGGATTAGTTGAATCTATTTGCAATCGTATTGGCAAATTGCCGGCACGTAAATATATATTCAAAACCGGAGTATTGCTAATACTTATTCTTTCTAAATAATAGTTGTCCGGAACGTCATAATCTATTATTGCAGCTCTTAATGTATCCTGACCGGATATATTATATACAAATCCTTCTCTCGATAAATCAATTTCTTCTTCCGAATAATATCTTGCAGGTTGTGCCTTAGCGCTCATGCACATCATATAAAATGCAATTGTAAAAATTACATTTAATATTTTACATTTATTTTTTAACATTTTTTTTCCTCTCTTTTTATTTTTTATTTAATTTATTTTAAAATCTAAATGGCGAACTCTCAAACCATACTCCCGTGTCCACATCTGTCTCCTCTATCGGTAACGTCACTCCACCGTCTGCCACTGCCTTAAGCCAATTCACTGCAACATCATAGTTATCTTTAATTCGCTGTGGTATATCCTGATATTGTATTCTTTCATGCAGGTAATACATCGCAACAAAATAACTGCATTGCTTAACCATTTGTGGTACAGGATTAAGCGGAAGTGTTTTAATCCTTTTTGCTAAATATGAATCGATAAATTCATCCGCTGTTGCAATTGCCCCGTCTAAATATGTCATCTGCGGCGTTCCGGACGAATCCTTACATAAATTGTATAGTTCCGATTCCTTAATCTTTGTCAAAAAATATGTCTTGTCTGAGTAAGCCATTTTAAATGCTATTTTTAATTTAAAATGAGAAAGGTAGTGCATAAGCGCTGGCACCTTTCGGCCCGTTCTTCACGATGTTTAACCCTTGACTACCTTATCGGTCGCCTAATCGCAGAACCTTTCCCAAGTCTGTGCGTCATACGCGCATTACCACTTTATTTTTCGTTATCAAAAAATTCATTTATAAATTTATTTATGTACCCGCCCTGCTGCTGTACCGGTGCAGTGCTCACAGCCGGCTCCACGCTTACATCAAATTCTTTCTCCACATCCTCTTTGGTTACTCTCCACCCGCTTGCCGCGAGATTCTTGAATATCTCGGACCGCGATTTTTTATAGTCAACATCCTTTTCCTGCTTAAATGAAAATAACGGATATTTATCTACGCCGGCAAAATTCAAATCTATGATACGTCTGATAAGTTCATTCATTGTTACTTTTACAAGCATCATATCCAGCACTGCAAGGTCTTCTCTCACTGCATTGTGCACCTTTCCAAGTGCATACGAACCTTTATCTCCTGCATTCGTTGTAAGCGTCTGCCCCAGCACTCTTATATTAATTCTGCTGTCCCAATAGTCTGTGTAATTTTTAAAAAGTTCAGTTGTCTGTGATTTTTGCGAATCTCCTAACTGACTAATCTCCGCACCGATCGGAATTATTAATTTAAATAACTTCCCGTATTTCTCTACCGCTTCCTTTAATATCCGTTTATCATCTTTTCCCATCAGCGCCGGATACTTTGCAACTATTGCCGGCGTTGCAAAGCGTTCCACATACGTGCTCCAGTCTGCCAGCCCGTAATGCTTCCAAAGAAATGCCCAAATTAATGAATCAATGCATCCGTTCTGAAATCCATTCTGCGCATTCCCGTCCAAACTGTGTACTTCAATTATTTTCCTTTTATCAATTCCTTCTATGCACATTCCGTCAAGATTTATTCTATCCTCCCATAAATTCATTCCCTTTAATCTCAGTTGCATTGCATCAGATGCTTCAGGCAGCAAGTAATGGTATTCATCCGCTAAATCGTCGTAACACAACAGATGATTCTGAATGTATTTTAGTTTCTGTATTACATATTTTCCGTTCTTAATTCCGTACAAAATTTCAAACGTGCTCACTCCCTGTATTTGTGCCTCAAGCACATCTCCAAAAAAGTTCTGCACGTTTAGTTTATCATCCTCAAACATTTCATTTAAAAAATCAATTATTGATTCCTTATATACATCTGATATTTTGCTGCGTTCCGGAAATTTTATCTCATATTCTTTATTCGCTACACTTGATTTCCTGGTCTGGCATACACCTCCTATTTCTGAATCGCTTCTCCGGATTTCTTCAAAAAGTAAACTTTTCCAAAAGTTCACTCCCTTTCTCGCCGTCTCCATATAGAAAAATAGATTCTCCTTTGATAAATCAAAAAACTCCTGAATATACAACCCCTGCAAGTTACGCGGATTCTCTTGAGGTACTTGTGATATATCCGATAAATTCACATTTGTTGTGGTGTTTCCTGTTTCCGGTATCTTTCCGGATTTAAATATGTTCCTTATTTTCATTTATATTTATCTTAATTTCTTTTGCAACACTTTTGTTTTCACGAATTTTTTCCTCTCATCCCTCTTTTGCCCATTCATTTCCTCCTTTTCCTCATTTTTCCTGCTCTTTCAAAAACCTATTTTCGCTTGACAGCCCCGTAGAGCCACGATCTCTCTCTTACCCTCAATCTTATATGCCTGAAAAAAAGTTCAACTAATTCAACTCTATTCAACTCCAATTCAACTCTTATTCAACTTTTTACCCCTAAAATTCAACTCCATTCAACTCTATTCAACTCTATTCAACTCTCATTCAACTCTTATTTTTTTAAAACCTTTTGTTTGAGAGCCAAAAACGAGGTTTTTAACGCTTTTTTGCACTTCTTTGCACCGTTTTTGTGTTTCAAATTGCCGTTTCCGCTCCGCATTTGCCGTTTTTTTCGTTTTCATTTAACTTTCATTCAACTTTTAATACTCCACAATTAAGTGCATCGTGTAAACTTCTACCTGAGGACCGTATCCGTAAAACTGAAATCCGTTTTCATCATCCAATCTTACACGGAAATATTTTCCTTTTATCAATTCTATCTCCATCCCATCAAGTTCAATCAAATCTTCAATCACATCCAGTGCAGCAGGACT